GACGTCGTTCGCCAACCTGGACGTCGTTCGCCAACCTGGACGTCGTTCGCCAACCGGGACGTCGTTCGCCAACCTGGACGTCGTCCCGATGAGTTAGACGCGTCTGACATGTTAGGTGAGTCTGCGTATAGTCGATGGCTCGTCGTATGTTAGGTGCGTCTGCCTTTGTCCTGGCGCTCTTCCATTGTTAGCGTAGTCTTGTGTCTTCTGAGCGAAATCAAAACACGATCCAAACAAACAAAAACTTCGAATTAAGCTTCCTTATCCGACAGCATTATTTTCACTTTTCACCACTTTCCATTTCCATTCCACATCCATACACGAACCCCAACCACAAACCATACACCACTCCCACAACAACAATCTCCCAAGACCCTAGCCAACCCCCATTCTCCCCAAAGCAAAAAATAAACCTTGACTTTAACCCAATTCCAAGTTATAATAGCGTAAAAAGCCACCTTTATAGAGGAATAACATGGACACATCGTCACTTGATAAATTAGTCTTGCTGGATGAGACAGACAACCTCACTGAAGATGAGGTAAGAAAGCTCTTCCCGGACTACGATGAAGACGACACAGAGCACGACAGACTCGTCAACGAAATGTTTGTGGAAAACTACGCTTACAGAAGAAGCACCGGACTATCTGCAAAAAAGTCAATGAATGTGATGGGATACAGTGGTATGCTCCTCAGTACTCTCCTAACTGGCAAGGGTCTTAGCTTGGGACGCTTTGTAGCCCTTGCCAGTGCTGAGTTGTTTGCTGATGCTGAGTTTCAGGGAAAGAACCTTGAAATACTATTCAATAGTGCCAACGGAAAATCCCCCACTGCATGGCAAGCTGCTGCCAGTTCATTGGCAAACATAGAGCTTGAGAAAGAAAAGACCAATACAGTGCCTAAGTTCGTTGGCTGCCCAACCATGCTGTCACTGGCATTGAGACAGGAACTCTCTTACAGGTACCAGTATCTTGAAGACACCATTGAAAAACTCTCAAATGACTATAAACTTGACGAAGAGAAACTCAAGTCCTACATCAAAGAGAACAGCATTGAGAGAAAGAAACTTGAGACGGAAGAAGATGTTGAAGCGTTCGAGGCTCACGTAAACACCTTGTACAAATCACTGCAAATTAGAATGATCGGCGTAACTGCCTTAAATACTGCAAAGAGCTGGGAATCACTGGCTGACTCTGAAGAGAGTCTGTTAAAAGGACTCAAGAATGCTGCGAAAGAAATAGCTTCGCAGAGTAACCCTGATTCTAAGACGCTGACTACTTTGGCTAACACTCACGCTGCATTAACAAACAAACACGCCCTTATCCAGGAGAGCGCAGCGAACGCAGGAGATATAATATCTGCTATCAAGAGTGCAGCTGGTTGGGACATAGAAGTCACTCACGTGGACTTTAAGCCTAAAGAGAACGTAGCTGAGGTGATCGATGAGTGATCCGACGCTAGTAACTTGCCTTTTGGGACGGTACACAAAAGTAGCCACGAATATAATCAAAGGGACAATTTACAAAACCTCAAACAGCTCATTTCTCTATACGTATAGGAAGAGCGGAGAATCAGCCCCAACGGACAAAGCAGAAGGAGTTCCAATTTTTCTTGACGATGCATCGAAGAAACTTTGGGAACGAAGCACTGGAGTTGATATATACCTTTGGGCTATTGACGTGGAGGGAACTGTGAGGATTGACAGTTTAGGGTTTAATTTGTACGTATTTGACTCTTGTGTAAGAGGGGTATGTGATGAGGATCCAGACGGAACATACAATTTGACTGTCGATGCTTTAGAAGCTAACGCAGTGATAATTAGTGAGAGAGTGGCGATTGAAAGTGCAGAACTAAAATGTGCGTATGACGTCACAGTATCAGGAACGATCACGTTGCAGGGATTCACAGAACCTGCTACTTTTTATACGATAGCGAGTGCTGGGATAACTGGTTCTGGGGTGGCTATGATCCAAGGCGATGTTTCGACGCCAGGAGACGAGATACGAGTCTTGCTTACTGTGATCGGAGAGAACAATTTAGGGTCGTTTACGCCCTATTTAACGGAGACGTAGGAGACAGTATGGCTGATCCAGTAATAGTACCCTGCTTAGAAGGCAAGTTCACAAAGGTTGCAACAAATGTCACTAAAGGTGAGCTGTATAAGATGACAAAGTACAAGGGGCCGTACTTCTATACTTACAGGGACACAGGTGAAGCTGCGCCGACTCTATTGTCAGAAGCTGTAGAGATTTTCCGTGACGGTGAGATTGTTTTTCCTGTGTGGGAGCGTTCTGCAGGTATCGACATTTACATATGGGCCAAAGATGTTGTCGGTTCTGTAAGGTCAGATTTTTGAGCAACCCCAAAATAAAGATGAAGCTCACAGATAAGCTTTATCCTTTCTATTCGACGCACAAGCGATTCAAGGTAGCTGTTGGTGGAAGGGCTGGCACTAAAAGCCAAACTTGTGTAGATATACTGATAAATCTGGCGCAGACGCAAGGTAAGAGAATATGTGCTTTTAGAGAGTTTGGGTCTTCTATCGAAGACAGTATCTGGACTCTGATAACAGACGAAATTTTCAGAATGGGTGTTCCTGGGTTCACAATAAACACCAAGAAGATTGCCCATACATCTGGGGGGTTCTTCAAGTCAAAAGGTCTGGGCCGCGATTCCAAGGCGGTTAAGTCATTTTCCGGTTTCGATATCTTTCTTGTTGAGGAGGGCGACTTTCTGACAAAGGAGATATTGTCCGATTTGACTCCTACGCTTCGTAAGGAAGGCTCAGAACTTTGGATTATCTTCAACCCTCAGTCAAGAGAGGATGCAACAGCTAAGAGATTCTTGTTGCCCTTCTATAAAGATTTGTTGAAGACTGGTGTGTATGAAGATGACCTGCACTATGTTACATGGACGAATTACGATGAGAATCCTTGGTTTCCTCCTGAATTAGAGCAGGAGAGGGCTTTCGACGAAGCTCACCTGCCAAGAGCAGAGTATGATCACAAGTGGCTCGGACATTTCAACGATGGCGTAGAGAATGCGATCATAAAAGCTGAGTGGTTTGACGCTGCAGTAGATGCGCACAAGAAACTGAATTTTGGCGCGAGAGGCGTAGAAACAGTAGGTTACGATCCATCTGACAATGGACCGGACGATAAAGGACTTACTCACAGGCACGGCTCAGTCGTAAAAGAAGTCAAGAGAATGACGACTGGAGACGTGAACGAGGGAACTGACTGGGCACTGAATTACGCTATTGAAAACAAAGTAGATCTGTTCTCCTGGGACTGTGATGGAATGGGGATCAGCTTAAACAGGCAGGTAAGTGAAGCGTTGAAAGGCAAGAAAATCACGGTTCACATGTATAAGGGAAGTAAAGGACCTGACAATCCTCACGCGACTTACGAGGGAATCAACGTCAGCAAAGAAAAAAGAAAGACGAACCACGAAACATTTTACAATAAGCGCAGTCAAAAAGCGTGGTATATAAGAGACAGGTTTTTCAATACCTGGCTCGCAGTTGAGAAGGGAATATGGACAGATCCAGACAAGATGATCTCAATCTCGTCAGACGTAGAGGAGATAGACTTACTTAGGTCTGAGTGTTGCAGGATTCCCAGGAAGTCAAATGGAAGAGGTTACATTCAACTGTACACGAAAAAAGAAATGAAGACTAAATTCAGAATAGAAAGTCCAAACCTATGGGACAGCCTTGTAATGGCGTTTGAAGAAGAGGACCCAGACAATGTAGCAGCACACATGGAGTTTGATACATGGGGGAAATAACATACCAGAATGTTATGAAGGATCTTGAAGAGGCTCAGAAGGCGGATCACGACGGACGTGAGAAAGCTAGAGAAGCGGATCACTTCATCAACAAGAGGGATGGCCAATGGGAGCCGGACATTATTAGGATGTACTCTAATAAGCCAAGGTACACTATTGACCTCACAAGCGGAATTGTGGATGATGCTCATGGTGAAATGAGTCTGCTCGACTTTGCTATAAAGGCACGGCCAGCTGGCGGAAAGGCTACGACAGAGATAGCAGCGCACTACGCTGGGCTGTTTAGAAACATCGAGAACAACTCTGGAAACGGAGCTAAGTATATATATAGAGCAGCAGCTAAGCAGATGCTTACTACTGGAATTGGCGGTTGGGGCATTAAGCAGGGTTACAGAAGTCCTCTATCGTTTGATCAGGACTTGATCATTTACCCTATAAGTAACTTCATGGACCGTGTTTGGCTTGACCCAAGCTCAGAACTGCAAGATGGCTCAGACGCTGATTGGGGCTTCAAACTTACCTCAATGTCTATGCAGGCTTACGAACGCGACTTTCCAAAAGGAAGTCGAATGTCGGTTGGTAGAGACGTATTTGACAACGTCTACTCTTACAAGAAAAGCGATGCAGTCGTAGTTGCTGAGAGATACTGGAAGAAACGCGAGACAGTTGATTTAGTTCGCATGACTGATGGATCAGTGTTTGTAGACGACGAAAAATTCAAAAAGATCAAAGATGAGCTTGCAGAGAAGAACATAACTGTCGAGAAGACAAGAAAGACCGAAGCCGTCAAAGTGCAGCACCAGATCATGGACGGATCAGACTATCTAGCTGACAGTACGGAGACCGTATTCACTTACGTTCCTTTAGTGCCTGTCTACGGAAACTTTGAAATATCAGAGGATAAACTTATTTACTGGGGTCTCGTTGAGAAGCACATGGACCCTCAGAGAATCCTTAACTATATAGAGTCACGAAAAGTTGCTGAAGGTGCGTTGGCGCCTAGAGCAAAGAAGTGGATGACGAAAGAGCAGGCAGCAGGACACCAACCAACACTGTCTACTTTGAATACAAACGACGATCCAGTGCAGTTCTATAATCACATAGACGATCATCCAATACCGTTCGAGACAGGAGGAGCACAGATCAACCCTGGATTGACTGAAACAAGTCAGGCCATGGCAAGGTACATGCAGACTGTGTCTGGAAGAGTCGACCCATCAGGCGATCACACGCTAGGCTTGCAAAGCGGAACGGCTTTAGAAGCGTTACAGAAAAAAGGAGACGTAACTAACGTCAGTTACTCTACTGCGGTAGAGATTGCAATTGCGCACACATGCAGAGTTTGTGGAGACGCTGTTCCTCGAACATACGACGCCCAAAGAGAAATACAGTTAGACGAGCCGGATTTTACGAGTAAGACGATAACTATTAACCAAAGAGTATTCGATAAAGAGTCGGGCCAAGTAATCGAGGTAAACGACTTATCCAAGGGCGTGTACAGCTTTACGTGCTCTGCTGGACCGTCTTTCAATAATCAACAGGAAGAGACTGTAGCTGCAATGAACAACTTAGCTGCAGTAGATCCTTCTATCATGGAGCTTGGCGGAGATATTTATCTGTCGAATATTCCTGTTCCTGGAATGGACAAACTGGCTGCTAGGAAGAGAGCAGCGATGATCAAAGCAGGAATAGTTCCTGAGAACGAGCTGACCGCTGAAGAGAAGCAGCAGATTGCGCTACAGCAGCAGCAGGAAGCAAACAAGCCTCCAAGCGCAGTAGACCAGGCATTGATCGCTGCTGCAGAGTCTGACCAGAAAGAGGCAGACGCTAAGCTGGCAGACACCAGGAGCAAGATAGAAGAACGTGAAGATAAGATGCTTCTTGCTTATGAGAAGTTTCAGTCTGATCAGAAGATGGACGACAGTAAAATCATATTGGAAACTATGAAGGCGCAGAACGAGCAGATACAGACGTTAGCAGACACACTGAAGATCATAAAAGAAGCCATAGGAGCAGACTCGATAGTTGGGCCAGCTAATACGGCGGCTTATGAGCAGCAAGCTGAAAAGCTTCTGCATGAAATAGCAACATCGTAAGACTGTACTGGCCAGTTGCCAGGGAAAGGTTACGGTAGCCTTATAAATATCGGGATGAGGAGAACGACATGAATATCGAACTAGATCCAAACGCACCAACTCCTGACGGACAGGACGACATCATCATTGAAGCAGATACAGCCGGAACCGACGAAGACAAGTCGGACGACACCCCCGAGAAATATGGGGATGACGACAAGCCGGACGAAAAACCTGCTGAAACTGACGACGACAAATCCGGGACCGGGACCGAAGCAGAAGCAAAGAAAGAAGATGCAGTACAGAAGCGGATCAACAAAGTTATCTTTGAGAAAAAGACCGCTGAAGAGAACCTCGCAAAGGAAACCGCAGCCAGAGCAGCACTCGAACAACAGCTGGCTGACGCAACCAAAGAGGTTCTTCCTGAAGTACCCCCGATTCCTGACGTTATGGACCCGGAATTTACGCAAAAAATGGCGGACAGAGACGAGTTAATTGTCAAGCACGCGAAAGATTCAGCAGCAAAAGCAGGTCTTTTACAGCTTCAGGCGGATAAAGCGAACGCAGCTCACGCGGCTGACGCAGAATTAACGAATACTATGTTCAAGACCTTCGACGAAAGAACAGTCGAATTAAAGCTCGACAAAGAAACTCTCGTCGATAGCCAGAATAAGGTTGGGCAGTTTATAGCTGGAAAGAAAGACCTGGCACGATATCTTCTTTCTGCTGAAAATGGGCCGCTGAATGTTCTTTATCTATCTCAGCACGTAGAAGAGCTTGAGAAGATCAGTAAGATGCCTGAAACTGACGCTGCCGTATATATCGCAACGAAAGTTGCACCCGAAGCTGAAAAGCTTAAACCAAAAACCACAAATACACCTGACCCTCATTATGTTCCTTCAGGCAAGGGTAAGATCGAGACTGAAGATCCTAATTTAGAAGGGTGTACATTTGAATAGGAGGCCGACTAATGGCTAATAATTTTGACAGTAACTTTACAAGAAAAATCGCGAGAGTTTTCTTAGCAGGATTTAACTCCAAAAGAGTCCTGTCCAAGAGTGTAAACACTCAGCTGCTTAAAGGCAAATTTGATCCAGCTTCTGGCGCAAATGTGGACTTTAAACGCCCTACAGACTATGTTTCTGTAAGAACTGCGGCTGGCGATGTCTCTGGCGAGACAGTGAGTTCAATCATTACAGGTAAGGCGACAGGTACAGTCCAGAATTACTTCACAGTATTTGTGGATTACGCTGAGGCTGACGAAGCGATTAAGATGGATCAGCTTGAACAGTTGCTTGCTCCAATGTCACAGCGAATCGTGACAGATCTTGAGCTTGACTTCGCAACTTTCATGATGCACAACACCGCGCTTACTTCAGGAACAGTCGGCACTGCAGCAACACTGTGGCCGCACGTTTCAAGAGCTGGAGCAGTAATGCAGGCTAACGGCGTTCCGATGGATGCACCTTGGTATTATGCAGTGAATCCGTATACTCAGACAACTCTTGCAGATAATCAGCGCTCGTTAGGTGCTGGCGGTGCCGCAGGTGCTTTGGTCAAGACTGCGCATGAGAAGGCAACCATCGTAGAACGCTACGCAGGTTTCGATAAAGTAATGACAGCAACTACTCTCGCCAGCTACACCAATGGCGCAGATACTGATAAAGCCGGTACGCTTACAGCAGCTCCAACGCTTACTTATGTAGGTGCAAAAGATACAATGACGCAGGTTCTTGCAGTGACTGCGTTGAATGGTGGGGTAACTACTACTATTCCTGCAGGTACAACTGTTACAGTTGCCGGACGTTACAGACTTAATCTTTCAACTCGTAAGCCTGTTATTGACAACACTGGAGCTAAGGTGCTATGGTCTGCTACAGTTACTGAAGCAGCAACCTTGACCTCCGGTGCTGGAAATGTTACCGTCACTGGTCCTGGCATCTGGGAAACTGCTGGAGCATACAACACGACTGATACAGCGATTGCTTCTGGCGACGTCGTTACCTTTCTTGGAGCTGCATCTGCGACTATTCAGCCAAACCTTTTCTGGCACAAAGATGCTTTTGGTATCGGCTCTGTCCCAATCAGCCGACTCCACAGCACGGACACTTTCGCAACCACGAAAGACGGTCTTCAGTTCCGTGTCTCCAAAGGATCCAGTTTCTTGGTTAACAAGCAGCAGGTAAGGGTTGATTTCCGTCCCGCTTACTCAGTGTTGAATCCATTCTTCGCTGGCCAGGGTTACGGTTACGCTTAACACTTAAATTGCAAGGCTTAGATCAAGCCTTGCAACCATTTAACAGGAGAACATCATGCCAAAGACAATCGAATGGGTTAAGCCTTGCGGACTTAAGGTGACAACCAACACAGAGGAAGCAACCATTAAGGCTGCTGTTGATCTCGGCTGGAAACAGCCAAGTGAAGATGACGACGAAAAGAAACCCGTTGCCAAGCCTAAAAAGTAGTAAGGAGCCCAGGTCATGTCAATAACAGTAGAGACTGCGCGAGACATTCTAATAGACACTTTTGACGATATCTCAGTCCGCATGGATGGGGATACGTTGGAAGCCTCGGACGAACGTACCGCTATAAAAGCTATTAATAGAATTATGGCGTCTCTCGCTATTTACGACGTGAACCTGGGCTTTACCAAATTGGTCAATATAAGCGACCCAGTAACCATTCCTGAAGGGGCTATGGATGCCCTTGTTTCGATCCTGGGATTTAGACTTTGGCCAAAGTACAGGACGCCTGATCCGCCAAGCACGATAATAGCAAACGCGCGACAGGGAATAAAAGTGATGTATCAGATAGGTATCTCTGTTGGAAGAACGGAATTTCCTGCAGATCTGCCAAGGGGATCAGGAAATTCGTCCCCAGGAGACTGGAATGAGACTTTTTATCCAGGTGCAATCGAAGATACAATCTTATCAGAAAACAATGGCTCTATAATCTTGGAGGACAACACTGATGTCTCATAACGGTATAAAAAAGAGCCAGTTCACTTTGCAAGATGTTATATCCGCAGGAGCGACATTCGACTTCGTGTATAACAACACAAATTATAAAATTCCGGTAGCAGACATGATTGCTGCCTTTGGTACGACAGGATCACTGATTCAGAAAGGAGATCCTGCGCAGACCCCCATACTTAACGCAGTAGGTACAGTAAATCAGATAAGAAACCTTGAAGACGGCTCAGGCGTTAAAGCATCTATATCCCCGTTAGGGGGCGCATTACTTGACCACAACTTTCGTCAAGACAGCGTCGGTTCTCAGATACTGAAAGATATAACAGCGGCATCACCTACAGTAAGAACACTTGTAGCAGGTAATGGCATATCAATTGCGATACAGAATGGGAGTATACAGATTGCTATGTCCGCTACTCCGACTTCAACAAAGACGATCATAGTTGACGAACTTTCGGACCTTCCTACGCCGGTATCAAATGTGATCACGTTAATAGACGACACAAACTACCATTTTGTAGATGATGTTGCGTTAGGGATAAATCGGCTTGTTATGGGAGCAAACAGTTTGATCTCCGCTGTTGATGATAATCTTATCCTACTTAGTTACACGGGCATAGGTACAATGCTTACATCCAACAATGTGTCTTTCAGAGTTGAAGATATAAAATTAGAGTGTGCCGCAGGGCAGCTGATGGACGTTAGTTGCTCGGCAAATGAAAGCCTTGTGCAATTCATCGACTGTACCGTTAGCGAATGCGACACAGTAGGCTCCATTAATGGAGTCTTCCTTATAAACTTTGAGAAAGTGTCCTTTGACGACATAAAAACAAACGGCATGCTGCTGACTGGCTTTAATACAGTTTTGAATATGGCTACAAGCACAGCAAACATAAATGGTGGTACGCTAATAGACTTAGGAACTTCGACCACGCTTGCTGTCTCTATAGCAACCTCTTTTGCTACAGCGGCAGCAGGAACTACAGTATTGGCGGGCTTACCAGACTCTGGCAACATTATAGAAGGCGGCCTTGGCGTAGTGTTCAATGTCAGGGGTGCTGGTGATGGTGCATCCTTATCAGGAATAACGCCAAACGACAATCTATGGCAGTTCCTGCTCAATTCATCTATTCCTGATACTCGAGAAAATGGTATGGTTTCGCTCAACAGCAATACGACTGAGACCGTTATCGCAGTCGCAACGACTCCAGTATTGATCGCCGGAACCTGGGCGGTAGAACTCGAGAATAAGTTCGAAGCTTCAGCGGCAGGAAGACTGACCTACAAAGGACCAAAAGACATCGTGTTGCCAGTAAGTGCCACGATTACGGGGGCTCCAGTCTCAGGTACAAACATAGCAATTGAGTACCACTTATACAAGAACGGATTGGCGGTTCCACGAGCGACACAAGGAAACATCATCAGTTCTGGAAGCCCAAAGAACACATCCATAATATGGGAACTTACCTTGTCGACAGACGAGTATATAGAGTTATTCGTCTCTAACGATACAAACACCACAAACGTTTTAGTGACTGACGCAGTGGACAGGATAAACTAATGGCAGCCAGACTTCCAATAACAAACGGATTCTATGTGAGCGCTGTATTGCCTATATCACATCAAAGGTGCAGCAACTGCTATCCAAGTATTCCAACTAAGCCAGCGCTTTCTGACGAGCAATTACTATTTACGCCAGGCCTTTCTCAGTTGGCCAGTAGCGGTGTCGTTCTAGATGCAAATCGTGGATCTCACGAAAAGAACGGTGTCCCGTATTTTGTTAACGGGACTAACCTATATCGCTTAGATAGGACAGTAGAGCGACAAGGTGGAGTCAACGTCACTATTTACTCCTTAGTGAATCTTGGGTTTGTAGAAGGGTCAGGCAGAGTATCTATGGCCGATAACGGCGCTCAATTAATGGTGCTAGTTCCTGGCGGCGCGGGTTACATCTACAATGAGAATGCTGGAACGCCATTTGAGGTGATAACTGACCCCGACTTTTTAGCTAACGGCAATCCTCAAATAGTCGTTTACGTTGACGGGTACTTTTTAGTGACCACAGATTCAAAGAAGTTCATAATCTCAGCATTAAATGACGGGTTATCATACGACGCTTTGGACTTTGCAACAGCTGAGTCCGATCCTGATATAATCGTAGCGCCAATTGTTTTGAACAATCAGGTCTATATTACGGGATCAAAGACGACTGAGGGGTTTCAGAACTTGCCGTCAATCGGTAGAACGCCTTTTGTACGTAATAACGTTATAAAGGATAAAGGTTGCAAAGCGCCTTTCTCCTTAGTTAAGTCCAACTCTTCTTTCTTTATGGTAGGCGCGGGGGAAGATGAGTCACCTGCTATATGGCAGTTTATCAACAACAGTTTTAGAAAGAAGTCTACAGAAGCCATAGAGCAATTGCTGGCCACGTACACAGAAGATCAAATCGCAAACATATACGCTACAGCGTATTCAGATGGCGGAGCGTATTTTGTAACTTTTACTTTACCTGATACAACGCTTTGCTTTGATGTAATAACTGAAAGATGGCACGAGAGAAACTCGACTATTGATGATGTAGAGTCTCCTTGGCGGGTCAGTTCTATTGTGAGTGCTTACGGTATGATATTGGCAGGTGACACACAAGACGGGCGTGTCGGGCAGTTGTCTTTGAACTTCGTGAAAGAATACGACAACAACATAGTACGCTTGTTTACTACTCAACCTTTCACAGATCAAGGCGATGAGGTCGTGCCAAAAATGCTTGAAATGACGACTGAGTCGGGATCAGGAAATGTAGACGTGCCTGACCCCGTCATGTCTATGGCGGCTTCACGTAACGGAAAGACTTTCAGTAACGAACGAACTCGCAAGATGGGCAAGAAAGGCGAGTACGGCAGACGTACAGTATGGTACAAGAACGGAAGTTACCCGAGACTTGTCGTCTTTCTATTCAGAATGTCTGAGCCGGTTAAATCCGCTTTCATTAAATTGGAGTATGAATAATGAATCCAGTAGACCCAGGTGTGCCTATAGTAGACGAAGAGGGTACAGTAACTCAGGCCTTCGCAGCTTTTGTTTTGCAGGTGTTTAAGCAGTCTACGCTATACGGATCAGGTTCTCCTGAAGGATTGATAGAAGGAGGACTTACTCAGCAGTATATGGACGAGGACGCTGCTACAGGCTCAATATTGTACATTAAACAGAAAACAGATATAGCAGGGGATAGGAAAAAGGGATGGACAATAGTTTAATCATACCGCCAGAAATTGGCCTCGCAATAGCGAGCAACATACCTGCAATTGAAAAGAGAATGCTTGAGCAAGAACAAGCTGACTGTCCTGTGCACCACCATTTCTATCCTGGAATGTACATGAGGGAAGTTCATATTGCAGCTGGAGTCTTCTCTATAGGTCACTATCAAAAGACTAAGCATCTAAACATAATGCTTAAAGGAAAAGTCAACTTCATCGACAAAGACGGTTATTCGTCTATCCTTACAGCGCCTATGATATTCGTGAGTGATCCAGGAAGAAAGGTCGGTCACATACTGGAAGATATGGTATGGCTAAACGTATACGTAACAGACGAAACTGACGTAGCGACTCTTGAAGAGACTTACTTGGACAAGAGCGAGAACTGGGCAGATGCTCAACCAGTCGTTGACGCAACTGAAGATAAAGAAGATTTCGAAGCTTTGATTGAGGAATATAGTCTCGACCCTTACGCTGTGAGAAGCGAGAGCGAGAGAACTGAGGATATGATCCCGTTCCCAGAAGGGCCTTTATCTGTAGCGGTGTTTGATTCGCCGATAGAAGGAAAAGGGCTGTTTGCAGTAGCGAACATTGCTGAAGGAGACTTAGTAGCTCACGGAAGAATTGACAACAAAAGAACTCCTGCTGGGCGGTATACAAACCACTCAAAAACGCCTAACTCTGCTCCAGTGAACAGCGTAAATGGGGTAGACTTTGTGGCGTTGAGAGATATTGCAGGAAACAAAGGCGGTTTTGCTGGCGAAGAGATAACAATAGACTACCGACAAGCCATAAACTTAGAGAGGTAAGTAAATGAGTGGAATAGCAACAGCAATAGTAGTAGGCGGAGTTGGCGGAGCAGCAATTGGCGGCATAGGCTCCTACCTGGCTGCTGATAAGCAGGCAGACGCTACAAGAGACGCTGCTGCTATATCTGCGGCGGCGGCAGCAGAAGCTCGTGGCGACGTCACAAGTCTGTACGACACAGCTCGTGGCGACTTTCAAGCAGGCATAAACAGAAGTATTGGAATATTGGAAGCTCCTAACGTGGGGGCTCAAGGATTACAACCGTACGCAGATGTAGGACTTAACGCCTTACAGCAACAGGCTACTTTGGCTCAGGCAGACCCCTTTGCGGACTTTGAAGAGTCTGCTGCGCAGAAGTTTTACCGAGAACGACAAGAACAAGCTCTTCTCCGAAGTTCCGCAGCAACTGGTGGGCTTGGCGGCGGAAACGTACTAACTGCTTTGCAGGAGCAAGCCGTAGGAATAGCGGGCCAGCAAAGAGATCAGTTTGGCAGAGAACAACAACAGCGATTCAGCAACCTCGGATCTCTTGCTGGAACAGGCTTTAACGCGAGCACAAATATCGCAAACTTGTCTCAGCAAGACAGGATTAACCTCGCCAATGTTTACGAAAGACAAGGACAAGGGTTGTCAGGATTAAGCACTGGGCAGGGAACTACGCTAGCAAACATCGCAGTAGGGCAGGGTACGCAGCAAGCCAATTTAGCGCAGAGTCTTGGAGCTTCTGAGGCTGCGGGAATACTCGGAATATCCAATGCGGCTTCTACAGGTTTACAGAGTGTAGCGCAAGGAGCTGGGTATTATCTCGGAAACAGGCAACCTGCTGATCCAGCGTATAATCCGTACAGTACGAACACCTCAAACACGTTCAGTCCTTACAATGCTTATGGTTCAGAAGGCTCAGGTATTTACGGGCCTACAATATTATCTTAGGAGAGACAAATGGCAGACGGCGTAAGCAACATACTACAACAAATTGCGAATCCAAAGGTAGCTAATCTGCCCGCTGACTTTATAGCAGGGCGGCAAGCAGCCCAGAAGACTAATCTCTTGAAAGAGCAGCTCATCGGGGCAAAGAGGGCAAATACGGACGCAGAAGTTCAATCTAAGCGTTCTGAGACTGCCAAAGGCATTCTGGCTGCTTTCTCTGCTGGTCCTGGAGACAACAGGAACGCTATCTTAAGTGACGTATTGAGAAGGTCTGGAGACGATGTTCCTACTCAAGAATCTGTGCAAGGTTTACTACAGATGCCAGATGGGCCTGAAAAGGAGCAGAAGTTTAACGCGGCTATCAGCTATTTTCAACAGGCAGGGTATCTACCAAAACCTGCTCGAGCAGGAAAGACGCAAGAACAGATCGACATTGAGAATGCTTTAAAGCAAAGAGGACTTGACCTTGAACAGAAAAGAGCCGATCTGAGAGAGCAGGAGTTGGGGAAAGACAGGACCCCAAAATCGAAACTTAAAAGAGCAATAGATGAGCGTAACGCGTTGCCAGAAGATAGTCCTTACATAGAGGGCTATGACAAGTATATCAAAAATCTGACTGACGGCAAACAGACTTTCAGCGAGGAAGTTGTAAACGAAAACATACAGGCTGTCTTATCTGGCGCAAAAGATCCTGATAGACTATCGAAGCGTGGAGGACTACAAGCTATCGTAGAGGCAGGGGTTCGTAAGCTAGATCCCAACTTTAATTTTGTTGAAGCCTCCGCAAACGCCAAGTATAAACAAGCGCAAGGTAACTTACTGTCGAGAGCACTGATAGGCGGTGTACAGCCTCTGTACGATGAATTAAGGGCAAAAGGCGAATCCCTCAAGAACACAAAAATTAAAATGTTCAACGCCGTAACCAACTGGTTCAAAGAGCAAACAGGTGACGCAGACGTAGTCGCTTTTAACAACTTAAGAGACGACGTCATCGCAGAGACTGAAAGAATCCTTTTAGGTTCTGGGGTTCTGTCGGATACTAAGTACGTGAGAGCAGTAAATAACCTTAAGACTTCAAACAGTCCAAAACAGATACAGATCGCCATTGACCAGTTTGAGTTTGTAGTGGACAAAAGGTTGCAGGCATTGAAAGATGAGCCTTACGAAAAGAACACAATAGCGTTTAAGAACAGGAAAAGCAACAAGCCAGCAGCTGACGCAGGCGTACAGGACAACGATCCTTTAGGAATAAGGTAAATTATGGCTAACGCACTCACAAATTTCAGAGCTAAGTACCCAGGGTATGATGATATAGGAGATACGGAACTTGCTGGTATGCTGGCTAAGAAGTATCCGGATGCTTACGGAGATCTTCCTGCAGCTTTTGCCGAAGTACAAGAACCGACTATCCAGAAGCCTCCAGACGTACAACAGCCTGAGAGAATTCCTGAAGTGTTGCCGACTCCTGAGATTCCAGGAACACTTCCTGCGCTTGAACAACCTGCACTACAACCTTCTGGGCCTGGTATTGGAGACAGCATAGGAAGAAAGGTAGCTCGTAGCTTAGGAAAGGTGAATCCGGTGCTCGCTGGACTGCTTGGACCTGAGACCTCTAGAAACATCGGGCAGATCATCCCTGCAGTTGAAACTGCTGCTAGCTTAGCTACAGGAGCTGCGGCCACACCCATCGCAGGGCTTACTGGATTAGGAGCCTTAGCTGTAATCGGCGGAGACATAAGCAAAGCTGCTGGAGCACAAGGAGCAGTACAAGAAGCTCTGACATTTCAGCCAAGAACAGAAGGCGGCAAAGATCTTTTAGCGACAGCGACAAAACCACTAACACTCCTCCAGAAAGCAGCCTCTACTGTTGCAGACCCTATAGAAGAATTAGGGTTTCCCAATGTAGCTGCCACCGTTGCTTCAGGCATAGAGGCTGCCCCATTAGCGATCGGAGCCAGGCTTACAAGACCAAAGAAGCCTTCCACTGAGCTAGCTAAGATAGCCAGAGAAACAAAGAAGACGGTAGTGGACTCGATCAACAAAGCTGTCAATCCTCCGAGCGCAGCTAAGAAGACTGCGAGTGCGACTGCTAAGTACGACAACCAGGCGCTTGGAGCAGTTGAGAGCATAACTAAGAATAAAGAGTTATCCTTCTTAGACGAGAGCGGTGTCGCGCAGAAGAGACTCCCAAAGTCATTAGGGGAGTTCCAAAGCGCTATCAGTCAGACTTTGGACAAGGTTTTCAAGAAGTACGACAAACTTACAAAAGACACAGAGTCTTTCACGCAAGTCAGGCCTGTAAAATACCCTCTGCTCCCCGGAGAAAAGGTGCTGTTTGACTCAAGCGGAAAAGCGACCGGAATAGGTACAAAAACTCCGTTTAAAGTCAAAGGCGAAAAAGTTACTCAAGAGTTGCGAAATTTCCTTAACGACGCAGAATCAAGTCAGGCTGTAAGGGTGAATTCTCCGACAACCATAAAGTACGCTGAGAAGAAGCTCGCTGCTTACGCTGCTGAAGAGTTTTCTGCTTCCAGCGCACAACGTAATATTCAGTTGTTGAACAAGTCTCTTGATGCGTTCTACAAAGATCCTTCTCCTGCTAACTACGGCAAGTCGCTAGTTGACTCTCTTATAGTTAACAACATGAGGGCAGAACTAGCGGCCATCATCGAGAAGAGCACAGGAAAAGAGTACACGGCGCTTAAGAAGGAATACAGCAACATAAAAGCCATGGAAGACAGTGTCTCTAAAGCTGCAAACGCAGACAGGAACAAGGTTAAAGGCGCGATCCTTCCTGACTTCACTGACGTCATAGCGGGACACCAGATTGTAAGCGGCTTAGTCGCTGCCAACCCTTCAGTCATTGCTGGCGGTGCTTTCATGAAAAGCGTATCAGCAGTCAGAAAAGCTTTGAAAGATCCAAACAAAAGAGTCGAGAGGATGTTCGAGACTGTAGATAAAAATCTTAAGAAGCAAGCAAAGATCAAATCAAAAATTGGAGGCGAATAATGCCAAGAGTAATAGCAGCCTTTACACAATACTTTGATGGCGAAGGTGCTCCGTTAATTGAAGGCAAGTTAAAGTTCACTGTATCAGGAACCAATGCTACAGATAAGGACACCTTTGCGGACGTTAACGAAGAGATTCCAAATGAAAACCCTGTGCTGCTTGATTCTGAAGGACGTGTTCCGAATGTCTTTGGTACAGGAACCTATAGAGTAACTCTGTATGACGGTAATGACCAACAGATAGACCAGTTTGACCCTGTTTCTGAAACTGTCGTTAAGAACTTGTTTGCCGACTGGGATGCCGTGACAGTATATAATGTTCCTGACATAGTGATTGGTGATGACCTTAAGATGTATCGATCTTTGGTAAATAGCAATCAGGGCAATGATCCAACCGCTAGTCCTGCGAATTGGGAGCATATCGAGTTTAACCTCTTTTATAATGAGTTTAAAACGTATCAGAAATACGATCAGTGCATAGACACTTTTGGCAGGACTTACGTATCCAAAGCCAACGACAATCTTGGGAATACTCCGATCACTAGTCCTGATTCATGGGGAAAAGACTTTCCTACCTTATTAGACTACGGCGGCAGCTTGGAAAACGCTGTAACCTCTATTGGCTCAGTTAAAAAGCATTTAGTGATCAACTGTGAATCAGAGCTTTTTGGAAATCTGACTGTTCCTGTAAACATAACTCTTGAATGGCTGAATGGCTCAGTTATAAGTGGAGCGTTTACTTTAACTCTGAACTGTGGTCTTACTGCTGGTCTTCACCAGATATTCGATGATGATGTCACTGTTGGCGGTTTTCCAAGAGCTAGAGAAGTTTATCCAGAGTGGTGGGGAGCAGCTGCAGGGGATGATGAATTAGATGACTCTGGCTTTAATTCAGGCCCTGCAATAAATAAGGCTATTCTCTTAGCTGAAGAACAAGGCACTGGAAGTGACGTATACTTTATAGTTTTTTTAACAGGTGGCGTTTACTTTACAGATGAGAAGATATCCATAACAGAAAATATAGATTTCAAGGGTCCAGGTATTATAAAGCAGAATGAAGATGCCGACTTGCCAGTGCTTGTAGAAATGAATACGGTATCAAAGGGGAATTATGAATTTCATTTAGATGGGAACTTTGAAAACAATACTACATCAGTTATAAGCTTGCTGATAGATGGCTGTTGGTCAAGAATGCTGTCCGTTAAGGCAAAGATACGTGACTCAGATATCGGGTATAGAGTATACAACGACTCAGAAAGCTTTAACATGGATGCTTATACAGATGGTTGTGCTATTGGGGGCCAAACAGGAGGAGACACAGGATCACCGCATGAGGTCAGTATTCGACATTTTGCTAAACTATGTACAGACGTAGGTTTTGAAGCTCTTGCAGGGAATGGAATAACTAACTTGGAGTTGCAATGTGACTGTGCTAGCGCAGGAGCTGTCGCGCGTTTTACCTCTGGGTCAATTGTGTTGTCTGGTATGTCTGAGTCTTCTATAGGAGGCATCTTAGTTGATGGAGGAAATGTCGCTGCTGAAAATTTCACAATAAGAGGTTGTAAATCTGGGAACCCGTTAGAGGTGACATCAGGTGACATGACTGGAAGCGTACGAGTAGAAGGGAGTAGCGCAAATGGAGTCGTTTGGACGGAAACAGGGGGGAATAATACTGCAATAGATATTGAATGTGAAGGTGTATTGGCAGGGCCAGGATTGGAGATTGGTACAGGAGCAAATAAAGTCACTTCTAAAAGATTCAACATCAATTCAATGGATAATATATTTGCACAAAATATTCTCGTTACAAACGCTGTAAACTGCAGCTTTTATGTGACGGATCTTGCTACTCCTACAGACACTGTTTCAGAGCCTATTGAAATAAGTGCTGATGGGGATGATCTGTATTTTGACTTAATTGAATTCTTGTATGCGCTTCCTATAAACAAAGACGTCGGAGCAAGCAGAATTGTTGTCAATTTTAACTACGGGAACGTGAATCTAGCTAATGTCCCAAATCCGTTTAGAGGTATGTACGTTCCAAATTACAACCACCCGTTCCCAGGAGCTATGACAGGACGTGCTTGGGTCAATAACGCAGGTGTCTGGGAAGGAGAGAACTTCGATGAGGCGACGATACCAAACGGAACTACTAATGTAGTAGTAGCCCATAATTTCGCAGGAGGGGCTCCAACAAAGATTCAAGTTACTGGGAGTACCTTGAGTACTTCTCAACTGTATGCAGTAGCAGATGCAACGAACATTACGATAACTGAAGCCACTGGAGCTGTACCAGCAGATACGACGGTATCTTGGAGCGCAATTGGACCGCTAGCTTAATACTGAGGAGTACTAATGAAATTCGCTTTTGGCGCAAAAGACATAATTTACCTTGTTGTTTTTGTCGTTACTTATATAGTGTCTATAGTAACTGTAGTTGTTACTTTACGGAATAAAATTAAAAATTTAGAGGATGCTGTTCACTTAGCTAAATCAGTCCTTTTTCAAAAGGATGCAACTTTGAATCTTATTAGCGTTGAGACATGTAAACTTAATAGAGACGTAATACATAGTCAGATACGCAGAGAAGCTGCATCAGCAGATAAGACGTTTGAAAAGATTGAAAAGGCTGCTGACAAGGCTGAAATAAAGATGGACAAGATC